AAAAGGTCAATGATACATATTTGATTCATACTATAGAGGGTAATACCTCGGCAGTTGCTTTTGAAAGAAATGGTGGAGGTGTTGCAAGGAAGGAATACCGATTTACTGAAGGTGAAGTTGGTGGAAAAAACAGAATCAATGGATTTGGTATGCCACTTTTCAGTAACTCAACATGCACAGCAGAAGAGCTCATTGCTGTAGCAAGACAAGAGGTTGGATATTTGGAGAAGGCGAGTAATGCTATGTTGGAAGAAAAAACTGCCAATGCCGGAATGTCCAACTACACTAAGTATGGTCATTGGTATGAGCAGAACGGTTTGTATTGGTGTCAGCAATTCGTCAGTTGGTGTGCTTACCAAGCTTGCAAGCTACATCAAAAGAACAGCTTCACAGGATGGGTGATGTTTGATGGTAAGTGGGTCTATGAGATCAATGGAGTAGTGCAAAAGAATAGATGGATAACTACAAATGGCAGATGGTATGTAGTTGACGGAGCAGGTAACATGATTACCGGATGGTTCAAAAATGGCAATGACTGGTATTACATGAACACTGATGGAGGTATGCTTTCCGGACAATGGATTGATATAGCAGACGAGTCATATTATCTAACAAAATCAGGAGTTATGGCAAGAAGTGTTTATGTTAAGAATGATAAAAAGCATATTTATCATTGGGTAGATGAAGATGGTAGATATCAGAAGAAATTTGATACAGAGAGTCCGGATTTAAAAACATACGGACTTGCAGAGTAGAAAGGATGGTTAAAATGAGAGCAAATGTATTATATTCATTAGTAGGTGCAATAGGAGGATTTGTGGCAATGGCGTTTGGTGGTTGGAGTGATGCACTTATCACTCTTATTGTTTTCATGGCGTTAGATTATGTGACTGGATTGATTGTTGCAGGTATATTTAAGAAGAGCAAGAAATCTGAGAATGGTGCTTTGGAATCACGTGCAGGATTCAAGGGACTATGCCGAAAAGGTGTTGCTCTAATGATTGTACTTGTGGCAGTAAGGCTTGATATCGTAATGCATACAACATATATAAAAGATGCAGTTATAATTGCACTTGTAGCAAATGAAAGTATTTCTATAATCGAGAATGCCGGATTAATGGGAATTCCGGTTCCTGGTATAATTGCTAGAGCAATAGATGTTTTAAGAAATGAGTCGGAAAAAGCTAACAGTAATCAAATTTAAGAATGAATACAGTAGATATATGCCCTATAATCAATCTATAGCCACAGGCAGGCTTTTAAATTAAATATTCAATAAAATCTATACCCACCATTATTAAATGCGATATTGATTAAAATAAGAGTAAATGTTTATTTAAGAGTTTCATGTGGAACGCCTCCTATAAATATATGGGAGGCTCTTTTTTTATTGCAATTTTTTGAATGTCCTAATTTTGTCCTATGGACAGTCCATAACTTTTTATTGTTAAGGTCAGTTTGCTGTGCTATAATTTAGTTGCTTAAGAAAATTATAGTTTTAGCTTACCGGCTTTAACTTTGAGTCACTGTGAAGTGGCTCTTTTTTATTGCCCGGAAGAAACACACACGATTGACCCTGTTCGAAATCTAACAGGGTCAATCTTTTCTTTTGTATTTCTTTTCTCTCTCTAATCTCTAATCTCTAATCTCTGGTAAAGAAACCTAACAAGAAATCTTGTAAGAAATCTAACAGGAAACCTAACATAAACTTTTCGATGAAATAGCCACAAACCCTTATATTTACTACATTTCAAGACAATAATAGCAACAAATATAATTATATCAAATTAAATTGAACATCTAATACATTGACCCAAATGACCCGATTTTTGACCCAATTTTGACTGTTTTGACCCTGTTTTTGACCCAAATGACCTAAGATACAAAAATGCTGTTTATTTTTATAAAAAGCATG